CTATTTAGAAATAATAATTTATTTAATTACATATATTTTCTAGTTTTCTTTCCATTTAATTTAAAATCTGAAAATTGTAATTATTTTCGACAACAGCCAAAAGGTCATCTAAAAAATCCACAATGAGCACCAAACTTTCTTGTTGTTTCTTCAGGGCATCCTTTATCTTTCATTTTTATAAAATCTAATAACCCTTCTGCTTTTCTACTTTTTTATCTTTTCTCATTTTTTCTCTTTTTTCTAGTTGGCATATATAATATAAAATTATATTTTTTTATAAGAAATATAATTTTAGGCTAGCACATAGCTAGATAAAGAACAAAACAAGAATAATAGTTTAGTTAGAGTAGGCGAGACCACCCATACCAGACATAATTCTGAGGACATTGTAGTTGGTGGCATAGACGCGGACCTTGGCAGTGTTGGTACCGCCAACGGTAGCATTGGAAAGAACAAGCTGGAGGGTGGCATTGTCAATGCGTGAGAAATTGCAGGTGCCTGATGGCTGGTGCTCCTCGGGCCGGAGGGCGAAGGAGTATACATTGATACCAGTGTCAGGTGAGCGGGTGTGGTGCTGGTATGGCTGAACAAGGTCGAAGTATGTGCCCTCGCGCTCTGAGAAGCGGTCCTGGCCGTTAAGCTGAAGTTTGGCTGTAACGACTGGATTCTCGCCCCAGCAGTGCATGTCAAGTGATGTCTCAGTGAGAACGAATGTGCCAGCATCAGAGACAGCAGACTGGAAGTCAACACTTCCACCGTTAGCACGAGCAGAAGCTGGACCGCCACCAGCAGGGAGACCAGAGTGATTGAAGTTGGGTGCAGAGTACTCCCAGCCAGGGAAGGTAACTGCATCAGTAGCACCTGCCTGATCGAAGATACCAGCAGTGGTGATGAAAGCATTAGCACCCTCAACAGAGCCAGGGCCAGCGAAAGCGTGGACGCCATTTGGAAGGACATCAATGGCATCAGTGTAATTGAAAGGCTGAGCACCAAGAACTGAGAAAAGTGTGGTACCGCAAATGAGGGAAGCACAGTAGTCAACATTAGCATCAGGCTGGACAACCCAGATAAGCTCTTTGCAGGGGTGATTGAAGTTGAGTTTAATCTTGTTAGATGATGAACCAACAGACTCATCACCAGTGAACTGAAGCTGCTCAATGAGGTACTCGTGGGGATTCTGAGCCATGCGACGACGCTCGTCAGTGTCAAGGAAGACGTAGTCAACATAGAGTGATGCAGCAACAAGTGACTGCTGATAGGCAGTTGCAACTTTGGTTGGTGTTGCAGCACTTGTGCAGTTATTGGCTAATGATGATACAGCCCAGAGGCACTCATCAATAGGACGAAGATCGAGATTAATCTTGATCTCGTGATACTGAAGAGCAATTAAAGGAAGAGCAAGACCAGGGTTACGGCAGTACCAGAACTGGAATGGAACATAGAGAGTGGTCTCGGGAAGTGCGTTACGGGGAGCACATACCTGTGTAGGGGCAGTGGTGGCACAGGGACCATCAACTGCTGCGAATGATGGATCAGTGATGAAAGTAAGCTGGGTTGTATTACCAACCATTTTGTAGTAACCACGCTGCTGTTCAGCAGTGAGGGTGAGCTGATTCCAGATGTGCATCCAATCACCGTACTGGCGATCAATACGCTGACCACCAATTTCAACCTCAACCATAGAAACCATTTGCTCACCGGGGAAATCTAACCAGCGAGCAAATACACCGTATTCGAGACCTTTGTTGTTTGCACCAGCAGTGGTGCTGCCTCGCACATTGTCAGCCTGAATAACACCAGCAGGAAGCATCTGCTGATTAATTTCAGGAAGTGTAACCTGTAAGTATGTGCGGTATGCAAGATCACCATTACGGCTGATAGTGCAAGTTACACGGCGACCGAAATCAGCCTGTCCGTTGAATGTCTGTTCAATTGATTCCATAGCAAAGTTTGTGTAGCGACGATAGGTAACCTTCCAGAAAGTGATCTGTGGATTACCTGTAAGGTAAACATCTTGAGCACCATAGGCTACGAGCTGCATTAAGCCTCCTCCCATATTTATAATATTGCTAAAGAAAAAAAAATTATAAATTTAAATTTATTAAATTTATAAATTTTTTGGTTAAAATTATTTGTTAAAATTTATATCTTTTACATTTATATTTGCATTTAAAAAATTTTCTAAATAACTATCTAAGTATACTTCTCTTTTATTTTCATGATTTTTTGAAAATATATATTTCTCTCCTATTTTTTTAATTGTCCATCCAGATTCTAATGCATTATTTACAAAAACAATTTTTTGTAGTGTATGATTGTCTAATTTAATATCAGTTGGAATTTTTAATTTTATATTCATTATAATTTGAAAGATATTATTATAAACAATCTTTCACATTTTATCCTAAATATAATATTTATATTAATAAATAATTAAATAAATAATAAATTAATTATATAATGACTGGGTTTAAACCTAAAAATATAAAAAAAATTGGAACAGATAAAAAAATAGAATCATTGGATCATAAACACGAAGAATTTATAGAAGAATTTAATGATATTGATTCTAATATTTTACCTAATTTTTTAAAAGAGAGAAAAGAAAAATTAGAAAAATATAATAATTTACTAACTTCTTTTGATGAAAAATTAGAAATTAAAGATCAAATAAAAGACATTGATAAAAAGATTAAAGATTTTAAAAATAAAAAGAAAGAATATTATCTAAAAAATTCTAGTTATATATTTAACTATTTTGAAGAAAAGAAAAATATTTCTAAAGGTGCTTCTAACACTCGAATTTTAGATAATTTTTTTAATAAAGTTGATACTGATAATAATAATACTAGTAAAACTAATATTAATATTCAAAATTATTTTAAAAATATTGATCCATTACATTTAGATATTAATAATTTTATTCACGATACTGATATATGCAGAAGTTGCAATATTGGTGAACTTATACCTATTGATCATGAAGGTATTTTAGTCTGTAATAATTGCAGTAAAAATGTTAAATTTTTAATTGAAAATGATAAACCTACATATAAAGAGCCTCCTAAAGAAGTTTGCTTTTATGCATACAAGCGTATTAATCATTTTAGAGAAATATTAGCACAATTTCAAGCCAAAGAAACTACTCTTATTCCTGATGAAATTATTGAAAATATTCGTCAGCAAATTAAAAAAGAGAGATTAGATATTAAAACAATGTCTAATAAAAGAACAAAAGAAGTTCTTAAAAAACTAAAATATAATAAATACTATGAACATATTCCATTTATTAAAGATAAATTAGGTGTAAAACCTCCAATTATGACTCCTGAATTAGAAGAAACCTTATGTAACCTATTCATTGATATTCAAGCTCCTTATGCTAAATATTGCCCCGAAGATCGTGTTAACTTTTTAAATTATTATTATACTATTTACAAATTATGTGAACTTTTAAATCAGAAAGAGTTTCTTTCATACTTTCCAATGTTAAAAGATAGAGAGAAAAGAATAGAACAAGATGAAATTTGGAAAAAAATATGCCAAGAATTAAATTGGAAATTTATACCTACAATATAAGGGTAAGGGGATAGCCAATAAATGGTATAATAAAACTTACTAGAAAGAGACTATTTAAATTATTTAGAAAATATATTTTATTAATATATAATGAATAATAAGAAAACTAAAACTGTGGCTTCTAGTAACAATCTTACAGAAGAATACTTAAAAAATGTTTCTGAAAACATTTTAGAAACACTAAATTATGGAGTTGATATTTTTGAAGAAAATGAAGCATCGCCCAATCAAGACATTAACCAGCACACCGCACTGACAGACAATGAAGACAAACACGTAAATAATTTTACTAATAGACAGGTTGGTGGCGTTATTTATGATACTAAAAGATATAGTTCTCCCGATGAGGCTTTAGCAAGTTTTATTAATATGTGTTTAAATGGTGGGGGAATTAGATATTTGCCCGTTCGTTCTATTGCTGCTAGAGGTGTTATTCTTACTTTACCACCAGATGCTCGAAGCCCATATACAAGTTATTCAGCAAGAACAATGGTTGATCCTCAAATTGGAAATGTTAGATCTATATTTATAAAATTTATGCTTCTATCTAGTTATGCAGAGATGGGTGGCCATACTGGCTATACAGCCGATGGTACTGAAGTTGTAACGTCCCAAACAGTTGGACGAGAATGTCGTAGTCAACAATATGTTGCAACAAGTACTGCTAATAATGATGAGAGTGCTGGAAAATATGAAATGGCATCTCCATATATAGTATATACTGCTGGTAAAGACCAAGCCACAAATTCCGCCGACCCTGTCCGTCGAGTTGGCATTGATGTAGTGACGCCTTTCACTGGAAATCGTCCCGACGGCACAATCCACCATCGCCAAACAGCAGAAATAGCATTACTTAATATATTGGCGGGGCAAGACACGGCGCGAGGCCGCCAGATAAGAAATGATGATTGGCAGCCTGGACAACAACACCGGTCGTGGGGGTTATTTTGTCACCTTTTGCAGACCGGATCACAATCACTAGACACGCCAGGATTGCCGATCACTGTCGGGGAGGGCCCGGGTGGTATACCTATAACGCGTCCAGCAAAATTACGGGTAGGAGCGATTGCTATGACTATGGCAGTGGATCCACAACACCAACTTATTGATAATCCCGATCAACCTTATCAAATAATTCCAGTTCTATATGAACTTCTACGGTGTATGGTAATTAGTGGAACAGTTCATGAAGACTGTCACATGGGAAATGCTTTTGTTTCTGAAATTCCAGAAGATCGCGTTCGTGGTAGAAGAGTACTTCGGCGTAATGAAGTTCAGTCTTCAAATTATAAAGCTTTTATTATTGATTGGGGTAGACATAGAATGATTGTAGGTGCTCCACTACAAGCTCAGTTAAAACAATTATGGGATAGCGCTTGTCAAATTGGTGTGAGCACACCAGTTTCTGAAGCTAATATGCGTGGGATTTTGGAACGCTTGTGGACAACATATATTACACCGCACCATAATACATTTAATACATTTCGGATGGGTGCTCCAGGAGTAACACGAGCAAATTTTGAACCTTTGGTTGCTGATTTAGCACGATATCATAGATTATGTGGTCAAGCTTGTGAAGCAAATAAAGAGTATGCACAGAATAACGTATGGGGTTTAAGAGGTATAAGAATTCCTTCACTTAGCAATTATACCGAGTTTTTTAGAACTAGATTACTACGAGAAGGTGACCAAGGTGCATTTCATCGTTTACAGCTTGCTAGTGGTCAAGATCCAATGCAAGTCGAGTTTGCTGGAGGAAGCTATATAAATAAAAAAAGACTACCAAAATCTAGAAAAACAAGAAAATCTAAAAAATCTAGAAAGTCTAGAAAGTCTAGAAAGTCTAGAAAACTTAGAACGAGATAATATAAATAATAATATAAACAACATATTATTTATATTATAATGATGTCCTATATTGGCTGATATCTTACAATGTAAATTTATTAGTATTTTCTGGTTTTTTTCGATGACCACCTCTTTTTCTATTTACCATTTATATATTTAGTTTATATAGTAAGTTTCATTCTTCTTCTCTCCTTAAAAGTTTTTTTATTTGTGCGTTCTCCTAAAAATTTAAAATAACGATTTGCTAATCTATATCTTTGGTTTATATTTTTTGCTTTTTTATATTTTTTAGTTTTGTGGCGTTTAATAGCTTCTAATCTAACTTTCATTATCATTCCTACTTGCCAAATTCTTTTATGTGGATATCGTTTTGTTTTATATAATTTTTCTAAATTTTTTATTGTATTTTTAACATCATCTATAGTAGTGTATTTTATATTGATAGTATCTTTTGGATTTTTATCAATATAAACATCGAATGACTTTTTTGGATTATCAGGATTATATAAAAATCTTTTTTTAATTTTTCTAGTTTTCTTCATATATATTATCTCTTTTTTGTTTTTCTGTATTTGTGTTTTTTTACTTTTGTAAATTTTTTATTTTTTTTATTATGTTTTGTATTTTTATATTTTCTAAATTTTTTACGTGTAGTACCACCTTTATATCTGTTATCTAAATATTCATATGCCGCATTTTGTAATTTAAATAGATCTGTACGTTGTTTTACAGCAGCAGCATCAGACATATTAATAAGCTTATCAGGATGATTTTGGAGTGCCACTTTTCTATATTGTTTCTTAATAACATCTTTAGTAAGAGTGGGGGGGTGCGTCGCCGTCTGGCCATATTAGTTTTCTAGTCAGTGGTTCATTATCGACTTTCTTGATTTGTGATATGGGGGTCGATTGTCGCTGCTGTTGATGTTGTTGTTTGTGTTGATGTTGTCGCTGCTGTTGATGTTGGCGCTGCTGTTGATGTTGTCGCTGCTGTTGATATTGTTGCTGCTGTTGATGTTGTCGCTGCTGTTGATATTGTTGCTGGTGTCGATGCTGATATGATTGCTGATGTGGTTGATGATGTCTCTGTGACATAGAAGGTATGTCACCAAAAAAACTTGATGATGGTCTGCGAATACCGCGCGCCTGATCGAGCGCGTCCGCGGCTCTCTTTGCCTTAGCCTCCATTCTAGCTTTAAGTTCTTGATCACCTGGATACCAGTAATTAGCTGCGTGTACTTGTTCCATTGCCTGTGCGTGGTGTCTCTCTGCAGGAGTGTCTAACATACTCTGTAAATGGGGGAGCTCCAGGAGGCAAAGGCAATCGCTGTGTACTAAATGAACTACTATAATTTGAATTTCTAGATGGGAACATATATATTATATAGATATAATATTATATAAAAATCGATTTTAGGCTTTCTATATTTAGGTTTTTATTTTTTACTTTTGTAAATATATATATGTCATTACCAAAAGATAAAAAATTATATAATAAAACAAAACAATATATTTATAAAAAATATCCAAAACATAGTGCTTATAGAAGTGGACTATTAGTACAAGAATATAAAAAAAGATTTTCAAAAAAGTATGGAAAAAATAAAGATCCATATAAAGGTAAAAAGAGTGTAAAAAAAGGTTTAGGAAGATGGTTTAGAGAGAAATGGGTAAATCAACGCGGAGAGATTGGATATCGTTATAAAAGTGATGTTTATAGACCTAGTAAACGTATAACAAAAAAAACTCCTAAAACATATAAAGAATTGTCAAAACAACAGATAAAAAAAGCCAGATCAAAAAAATATAGAATAGGTAGAGTTAATCGTTTTTAGTTATTATTATGCGATTAAACTAATTATATTATATAATTAGTTATGATATGACAGAACAAATTAAAGATATAAAAAGTAAAAGAATTTTAAAGTTTAGAGAATTTTTTAATAAAATATTAAATTATCTTACTGAAAATAATATTGTGAAAGGCAATATTATTTTATCTACTCATTTAATTCTTTTATCAATCTATTATTTATTAGTGTTTTTTCTTCCAATAAATAGATTAAATATAATATTATTATCTTGTTTAGTAATTATACATAATTTTGTTAATATATATTTTGGAGAATGGTATAAATGTATATTAGTTAAATTAGAGAGATATTTTTATGATGATTTGACTTGGTATGGACCTAATACACCATTTTTTAAAATATTAGGTATAAATAATAAAGAAAATAATAAATATATGCAATTAATTAATTTATTTGGATGGACTTTATTATTTACTTATTACTTTTATAGAATATATAAAAAATTTTTTAGTAAAAAAAATATAAATAATGAAAAGTTAGATAAAAGTTCTAATTAATAGTATATTATTATTGATTATTAAATCCATATTTACTACGACATATAAATCTTGCCATATGTCTACATTGGCACTTACAATTATATTTACTTTTATCATCACCTTTAAAATTGGTTTCTATATATTTTTCTAAAATTTTGGGCTTATTAACTTGATGGCGTTCGCAACATTTACAATTATTTAATTGTAAAATCATATAATTTTTTTCAATATCAGGTTTGTCTGTTATTTGTGACCAATCATTAGAAACATTACTAATTATTTTGTCAATTTCTTCTATCATACTTTCATTTTGATTTTATAATAATATTTTTTTTTCAATTTTATATCATTATAAAATATGTACTTTTGGATTTGTAATGACATAATATTTAATAAATATTATTTATTACCAACTGATGATAACATAAACCAGAAACTTATCATATTGTAAAAAAAATAGATTGTTTTACTTTTATATATAATACTCTTTGTGAAAATTGTCTAGACATATATTTAAAAAATTATCTTGTAAATTTTAAAAAACTTTGTGATAGAGAATATGGTATAAAAAAAATTGATAGAGAGAGAAATTTATAGTTAATGCTATAATAACAAAAAACAACTAGATGATACATATCAAAGGTAATAAATGTCCAATTTGCTTAGATGAAAATTTAGAATGGAATTTAAATATATCTAAAAGTCAAATGCACATGTTTAAGTGTGGACATGGTACATGTAAAAAATGTTTATATAAGCTATTAGAAAAAGGTGCTTTTCAATGTCCTATGTGTAGAGAAGATGGACAACGGCATTATATAAATATTGATGGGGATAGAGAATGGATTACATTTTCAGAATGGTATAATGAATATGAGATATTTATTAAGAATGGATGTGCAAAAAATGTAATAAAAAATAGTAATTTTGGAAAACAACTATTACGATTAAGACGCGAATCTAAACAATCTAATAAATAATAAATTTTATTTATATATTTATTATTTTTTACTGCTGATAATTGTGAAATTTGTGTAAAGTTATTTCCAAACTGGTTAAACAATTAAATAAATAGATTGTTGATTCTCAACTGAAATTTTTGGTATTAAATTATAAAATTGTTGTATAAAGTAAGTAATGTATATTTGAGTTAATAAAAATAATGATAATAATATAGTATTATCTATAGAAAATGACAGTATAATATCAGTATTATTTAAATATATACATCTAATATTATAAGCTGCTAATATATAAAATATTATGTATACTATTTTGTAAATAGTTAGGAGATATTGATATATTAAATAATAAATTAAACCACATTTATTATACGTAAATGTTGAATAATAACCAGTAATAGATATTATAGATATAAATATACTAAAAAATGAAGTATAGTATGTTGTAAAAGAAATAAATATATTTATTACAAAATCTAATAGACAGAAAAATCTTACAATTATTGCTTTACGTTGTAATCTCACAGCATTATGTATTACATTTGTAGGAATATATATAATATTACCATCACATTCGACTTGTGTATTATTAGAATTATTTAAAGGGGTATTAATATAAGGATTATTTTTATTAATTGATATTGGTTTACAATATTGAATTTCACCATCAGGAGATTCAATTACACTATGTAATTGTGGTGTAGACTCTAAATTATTAGTCATTAATATAAATTCCTAAATAAATATTACAAATCATATATTCTAATATTTAAGATTATATGATTAAAATATCTAGAGTCCGTGTGGGAAGCTTACAAGATTAGCACCAATACCAAATCCTGCACCAGAGCGTGCACTTACAGCAAGAGAAGGTAAGTATGTGTCTAAGATTGAGAATGTTGCAGCAGCAACAAGGGCAATGAGAAGAGTCTCATCAAGTCTTAAGCGTTTTGAAGGAATAACATATGCAGCTAAAGCAACGATAAGGCCCTCAACGAAGTATTTGAGTGCTCTTTTAACTAATTCGCCAAGGTCTAAGAATCCACCAAGTGACATATTATAATAAATAATAAGAAAAAAATAATATACATAAATAAAAACTTAAAATTAATATTTACTATTAATATATAATTATGACAGATATGTCTAAAGAATGTACATTCACAAGAAAAAATGATCCTAAATATGTTGATCTATTAGATGAAGATCAGCCAATTGCTGGTCAAAAGTTTGTCTGTTTATCATTTATATCACCTGAAAAAGTATTAAAAGATAAAAATTTATTCTTTTTTGAGCAATTTATAAAACAATATGATATGTACAAGTCATTAGAAAAGTTTACACAATTTTTAAATTTTATCGCTTATAAATATAAGGTTCCTTTTGATAAATTACAATCAGATCTTGAAGATTTTGCTAAAAGTGAAAGTGGAAACCTTTTTAATATTTCACTAGATGCTGAATACAAAACATATATTGATAATAATGAAGAGAAATTAGAGGAGAAATTTAATAAAGATAATAAATTTCAAACATCTACTAGAGGTCTTAAAGTTCGTGGATGTTTTCCATCTGAACAAGAAGCCGAAATGAGATGTAAAATTTTAAGAGAAATGGATCCTAACCATGATATTATGGTTGGTCCAGTAGGAATGTGGGTTCCTTGGCATCCAGAGGCATATAAAACTGGAAGAGTCGAATATCTTGAAGAGGAGCTAAATGAATTAATGAATGAAAAACAGAAAAATGAAAAATCTGCTAAACAAGAGTTTGATAAACGAATTAAAGAGGCAAGAAAACAAGCAATGGAAGATAATATTCAAAAGGCTAAAGAATCAGGTAATGTATTAACTCAAACCTTAAATAAAGATGGTGAATTAGTAAATGTTAAAGATGTTGTTTCAAGTGAAAATAGTTTACTTAAACAAGGTGAGATGTCTACTAAAGAAGAGATTAGAGATGTATTATTTAATACAGAAAATGTTGTAACTGGACAAACAGATCATGGCTATAGTGAATTAGCTGATGTTAAAGAGGCAAAAAAGCTTGAAGAAAAAACAGAGTAAGTTACGCTAAATGACTAAATTTAATTAATTAGTAACTAAATTTAATCTAAATCAGCACCAGCAGAATTGCTAGATAAAATTGGCTGGAAACTATATGTTGGCATTACAGGAACATTTGTATGTAAAGGTCGCATATTATTTACAATTTCTTCTTCTAATGTTGAAACTTCAGTATCCGGTGGTGGTATATTATTTGTCTGGATAATCTTATTATATTGATCTAAATGCATTGATGGGGAAGTAGAAGATGCAACTGGTTCAGAAAAAACATATCCAATTAGTATTAATCCAAATAGTAGAGGTATTAGGTTGTTTAACATTATATAATAAATATCTATATTTTATTATATAATTAAAATTGAAATATTATATATAGAGATAATACTAATAAATATAATGCATAAAACCTATCTAGGTCAGAAAGGTTATTCTATATATAAAAATACATTATCAATAAAAGAGAGTGTGTATATTAGAGAAGAATTAATGGTAAAACCATACCTTCCTAAATGTCCTGTACAACCCGACCCCTTTCCTATATATCGAGAATCTAATAATAAATTTTATGTACCTAGAATGTTTGGTATAGCTAATTTTGGTATTCCTAATGAAATGCGTATTAGTGAAGGTGACCCTATAGATATTAAATTTAATGGAAAATTACTAGATACACCTGAACGTAATCAAGTAAGTGTAGTTAATAAATTTATGGATCATATTAATAATGGTAATTGTGGTGGATTA